AGAGCAATCGGTGCAACAATTAAATACTTTTGAAATACCTCATAAAGATGAAGAAATACTATCTACCTATCTACTGTCTAAGTCTATATTTGCTCTTTCTCGCGTCTGAGGTCTACCTGTTGAATCAGGTAGACAATAATGACCAGTTAAGAAGGATTCAAGATAGATACAAAGTAGATGATCCAGAAGACCTTATCGAAACTGAGGAGTACATTCCGGCTGAAACAACTAAGCTTAAGCAGAAGAAATTGTCCAGGATTTTAAGAAATGGTGAAACCACAACTCAGTCTCCTACTCCGAGCTTAAATTGTGACAATTTTGAGAAGAAGCATTGCATGATAAAAGGAGTGAGTGAGTTCAATGCTCATTATCAGATTGATAATGGAGAAGAAATTATTTCATGCATAAGTAGCTCTTCCAATATATTTGATATATGCCAATATGAAAGAGAATTTAGAAAGACAAAATTCAAAAACTTTCCTGTGGTTCCTGTGCTAAAATTGGAAAACAAAAAAGTTTTAGAGATTGGGACAAAGTTCTTTTTTGTAGACAAGTCAAACAACCCTATCAACGTTGACCCTAAAGTGAATTTAAAGTCCCCTACTGTGGCACGACTCACAGTACGACTATCTGGTGATTGCAAAATAAATCAAGTGTCGATGTCATCTCCTTATCAAATCAAACTGAGATCAGAAGAGAATATTGGAGTCTTAATAAAAAATGTAAAAAATCCTAAATCCGAGAGCATCAAATCCATCACAGGTGATTCAACAATAAATTTCAAACCAGAAGAACTAGATGGAAATCATTTTCTCCTTTGTGGTGATAAATCTAGCTTGATTGCCAAAGTAGATATACCGGTGAGGAACTGCGTTGCCAAATACTCAGAGGAGCCAAAAAAGATTTTTTTCTGCGCAAATTTTTCTTATTTTAAATGGATTTTTGTGTTTTTGACAATAGCTTTCCCTATATCATGGCTCATTTGGAAAACTAAAAATGCTCTGAGCATATGGTACGACATAATCGGGATCTTAACATATCCCATTCTTTGGGCTATCAACTGGTTGTGGCCATATTTCCCATTTAAATGTAGAGTTTGCGGTTGCGTATCATTCTTGACTCATTCCTGCGCAGAAAAATGTGTTTGCAATCAAGAGAGAGCATCAAAAACCCACACCGATGATTGCTATCTTTTCAACAGAAGTAAAGTCGAGTGGAGAAAATTAACTTTGATTCAGCAATTTCAGTTCATAATAAATACAAAATTAAGCACCAACTTCTTAGTTCTTATAACAAAAATGATCTTGGCATCTATTCTTATATCCTATATACCATCAAGTATTGCACTTAAACAACCCAACTTATGTGTTGAAAAATGCTATTATAACTTAAATTTAGACTCCTTGACTACAGACAAGTTTGGGATGGCAGATAATGGATATGAGACATGTGAGTGCTCTATTGGAAATGTAATCACTGAAACAGTATACAGGTCTGGTGTGCCAATGTCTAGAGCAACAGCATTGAACGATTGTGTTTTGGGTTCAGAATTGTGTTTGGTGAGCAATAACCAAGCTCAAAATTTGTTTGCATGCAGAAATGGTTGCAACTCTTTGGCATCCATAAAAAATATACCAAACACCAAATTTAATAAATTCTACAAAGGGAAATCTTTTAAAGGCAATCTCACTAGTCTGAAGATAGCTAATAGATTAAGAGATGGTTACATGGACAGCCCAATTGAATCTAAAATCCTGGAAGAAGAATCTATCAAAGAATATAAATTTTATAAAAGCTTAAAGGTCGATGATGTACCTCCTGAGAATTTAATGCCAAGACAATCTTTGGTGTTCTCAACTGAAGTTGATGGAAAATATAGATACCTCTTGGAAATGGACATAAAAGCAAATGCGGGATCAGTTTACTTACTCAGTGACGATGCAGCACATTCTCCCATGGAGTTTATGGTTTATGTAAAAAGTGTTGGTGTTGAATATGATGTGAGGTACAAATATTCCACAGCAAAGATTGACACAACAGTGGCAGATTACCTAGTAATATGCACAGGGAGTTGTGCTGACTGTGTAAAGCAAAAACCTAAAGTGGGAGTTTTAGACTTCTGTGTAACACCAACCTCTTGGTGGGGCTGTGAAGAACTTGGTTGTCTAGCAATTAACGAAGGATCCATCTGTGGGCATTGTACGAACATTTATGACTTGTCAAGCTTGGTCAACATCTATCAGGTTGTTGAGAGCCATGTTACTGCTGAGATCTGCATAAAATCTTTAGATGGATACACATGCAAAAAACACTCAGACAGATCTCCTATCCAAACAGATTACTATCAACTCGACATGTCCATAGATCTTCACAACGATTATATGAGCACTGATAAACTATTTGCTGTGACTAAACAGCAGAAAATTCTTACAGGCAACATAGCTGACTTGGGGGATTTTTCAGGATCATCGTTTGGACATCCTCAGATCACAATAGATGGTGTTCCACTATCAGTCCCAGCAACTTTGTCTCAAAATGATTTTACCTGGAGTTGTAGTGCTGTTGGGGATAAAAAAGTTAATATAAAGCAATGTGGGCTTTACACATACAGTGCCATCTATATCTTATCTCCATCCAAAGATGTATCTCACTTAGATGAGAATAGTAACAAACTGTACATGGAGAAGGATTTTTTAGTGGGTAAATTGAAAATGGTCATAGATATGCCCAAGGAAATGTTTAAAAAGATCCCAACAAAGCCTGTTCTGTCTGAGGTTAAAATGACCTGTTCAGGTTGTGCTCAATGTGCTGCAGGAATTGATTGCAATATAACTTACACGTCAGACACTACATTTTCATCAAGATTAGTCATGGATACATGCTCTTTTAAATCTGATCAATTAGGAACATTTCTAGGTCCAAATGAAAAATCTATCAAGGTTTATTGCTCTGAAGAAATCTCAGACAAATCTCTGAAGTTAATCCCAGAGGATCAAGAAGAATTGACAGTGGACATTCAGGTGGATGAGTTTACTGAAGTTGATCAAGATACAATAATACATTTTGATGATAAAAGTGCACATGATGAAAAGATACATCATTCTGATACATCTATTTCCAGTTTATGGGACTGGATCAAGGCACCCTTCAATTGGGTAGCTTCTTTCTTCGGCACTTTCTTCGATCTAGTCAGGATTATCTTGGTCATTACAGCAGCATGTATCGGATTGTATATTCTAAGTAGCATTTTCAGATTATCTAAGACATATTATGCAGATAGAAGAAGGCAAAAATTAGAAGATGCCATTGAATCCATAGAATCAAGTGTTCTTTTGACAAATTGCACAGGAGTAGATCAGGCAAGGAAGAGGAAATCCCCTCCTAAAGGTTATGATTTTTCTTTAGATATTTAATTCTGAATGTGAGTTAATTTGCAAAATATATATATATATATATATATTCAAAACAGACAAAAAAACCAAAAACAATATAAAACAACAAAATCCAAAAAAAGGCTGAAAAGCCAAAGTTGGCCTAGGCCTTGTTTATTTATATATATATAGTTTTTTGTTTTTTGTTTTGTTTTTCTCTTTTTTTGTTGTTTTTACTTATTTTAATTTTTGTTTAGTTTTTGCTTATCTTATTTCTAAAGATAAAACATAACACAATACATAGATACACAAACACACAAACATTCGAATAGCAGATCATAATATACTCTTATAAGTAACACAAACTTCTAAACTTAAATTATTCGAAATAAACGTAATTAGAGCTTGGTTGGTAGATATAATTCAGACTTAAAATCAGTAATCTTAAATTTCAAGAAGGCTATCCATCTCTATATCGACATCAATATCTTTTTCTTCTTGTTCTGATTCTAAAGCTAGCTTTTCTGCAGCTTTCTGCAAACTCTTAATCTGATTAGCTATTGCTTTCCCACTAGTTCCTCTAGGTATCATTAACTTGCATGCTTCGATTAATGCAGCAGATTGAATGACCTTAGCTCTATTGATAGGCACAACATCACAAGTGTTATTTTCTGATGCAATAGGAGTATCGCAGAAGTTCTTCACCCAAGAATACATGACAGAGGCAAAGCTAACTCCTTTTGCATATTTCTCATCACTAGTCAGATTAAGCCTCATGCACTGCCCAGGAGTGTTTCTTTCTTTCGGGAATGACCAATTAAGATGGAAGATAAAACACATAGGATCTTTTAATGAGCATTGTCTGCTCAGTATTATTTTCTCTTCTTTGGTCATTTTGTTTGGGTCAATCAAAGTAATTTTAACATTGTTTTTAGTGTCAGGGATTGTAGGGACAACCCAAATTATGAGTCTTGATATGTGCATGAATTTACGCTTACTGTTCCATGTTGGCATAACATTTATGGTGAAACTCACCTTATCATTTCCATTTCCAACAAGTGAATCATTTTTCCAGTTGCTTAAGTGAGCGCTCTGCTCAATAACTAGCCTGGATAGAATATCGTCAGAAGATGCTTCTATTTCCGATTCACCAGAATAAGTGCCCAAAACACTAGAATCTCCTCCTGAAATATACTGATTTCCATTCAGTGTCTTAACTTTGTTCATTATAGCAGTATCAATATCCTTCTGAGAAACATTTCTAGCTAGAATATTCTTATTGTTTTCTGTTTTTACAGCAGGCACCAACTCTTTGCTTGAGTTCTTTGAAGAACGGAAAGATTCTATCACGTTAGAAAAGCGAGACATTATTTCTTGTTAATTATTTGATGATTTATCTAGTAATTGGCGCACCGATTGCTCT